GGCAAACCCGACACAATTGCAAATGTTAATTTTCATAACACCCCGCAAACCCTTGGGAAATAAGGGAAAAAATTTGGGAACAGTTCGGGACTGCTGTTCACACGCCTTGCGACGGCTACGCCGTCACACCCAGCCACCGTCATCCCGCCGCATAATGCACACAATGACACACGACACGCATAAAACACGCATAGGTGCGCCACACACACGACACGGGTGTCATGCCCGCATCATGCCCGCATCACGAGCCTGACCCCCCTGTTTAGGTCATTATGACCCATTGCTTTATGGTAGTGTTTACCGATACTTTCCGATGGGGTCGCCTATGCGGGTGGGGGGGCATGGGGGGGCGCGCCCGTCATGCCTGTAATATAGTTATAGCCCATAGCCGATGCGTTATGATTTTGGTTTCTGGGGATACCATAACGATTATGTGACCGCCGTCATAATGCCGGCGTTGTCCATGCCAATATGAACCTTATATTATAAAGGTTTGATACCCTAGTTGGGTGGGGTTGTCGCCCCTGCGGGGCTTGAACCCGCAACCGTCAGATTAAAAGTCTGCTACTCTACCAGTTGAGTTAAAGGGCGGTAATCTTAGGAGCCTTTAACCCATTTCTTGTTTTTGGGTGCAGCAGTTTTGGATGGGTCCCATTTGACCTTGTCTGCCCAATATGCGGCACTGAGGGGTCCTTTGGCGATGTTCTTGGCGTGGCGGGACTTGAATGCTTCCTGTTGTCCGCGTGTCTGGTTGGTTCGGACACCTTGCTGTCCGAACCTGATGGTTTTGATGGTGGACCCTACTTTGGCGACGACAATATGGGACTTGGTTGGATGACTGGGGGTACGCTTGGGCTTGTTATAGCCGCTAACACCAGCGCGTTGCAGTCTAGGGTCTCTAGGGGTGGAATTAGCGGGCATGGGGTTCCTTTATGATTTCAATGTCCAAAACCATTCCGAACGGGATATGATTAATGTCGCTAGCCATCTTCATGTCGTCACCCTCAAAAATGGTTCCGACCAGTGTCAGATAGTTCGGCTTGCAGTCCTTCCAGATACGCCCCAGTGTGACCGCTACCGCATCATCGGGGGTGTATTCGTCTAGGTCGTGCCAGCCGCTGGCTGGTGCGTGAGCATCCATCCAGCGAACCCTGACCTCGGTCCATTCGGGCAGGTTGTTCACCATATTCTCAAACATGACACCATCCTAGTCTAGGGGAATTGTGCGGAAGTCTTTAGCGGCATTCAGCAGGTAAATAACGGACGCTAGCACCAAACAAAAAAAGGTCCCGATAACAATCGCTAGTGCCTTGATGATACGCATTGGTTGTCCCCGCCTATAGTTCTGTTTTGGGGGTCCACCCACCTTGGGTGGACCTATCCTTAAGCCTAGTATACAGTATTCATTGTCGGTACTCACTAAGGTTCGTACCGTCAATACAGTTTTCCTTGACCCCCCCTATAATCCCCCCCGCTGTTCTATTCCCGACCAAACCAGTCAACAATCAGAACAGCCAACCCAATAGTATGGAAGAAACAACCCTAGACACCCGACAAGAAGCCTACCTAAACTGGCTCCTCATTCCGCACGGACACCGACAGCCCGCATCCAAAACCGCCTACGCCAAACTCCACAGCGTGGACGAAACCACCCTCAGGAGATGGGAAAAGAAACCCCACTTCAAAGCCGAATGGCAAAAACGAGTAGACGAACTCCAAGGGTCCCCCGAACGAACCCAAAAACTATTGGACGAAATCTATAATCGTGCGCTCGGCGGCGACAATAAAGCCGCCCAACTGTACCTTCAGGCAACCAACCGTCTTGCCCCTGCACAGGTTAACATTAACCATACCCAGTCTTTGGCGGAGATATCCGACAAGGACCTTGAGGAACTTATTGCCAGCGTAGCCACCCAAGAGAAGTCTTTCCGTGAATCTTCCCGAGATTGACGAATGTGAGAACTGTGGCTGGGAAATCCGCCGCGTGGACCACTACAGGTGTCCTGTCTGCGAGCAGTACCGTGACACCAAGGAACGGCGAGCCAAGTCGTTCAAGATAGAACAAAACGAGTATTAGTATGGTGCCTGCAAAGCAAGATATTAAAATTATGCGAGGGGACACGGAAGTTATCAATGTGACCGTGAGCAACCCCGATGGAACCCCCGTTAACCTGACGGGGGACTCCTTTGCGTCCCAAATCCGCTATACCCGAGACTCGGCTACTATTGCCGCATCTTTTTCTTGTGTGATTACGAACGCGGTGGGTGGTGTGGTTACCCTGACCCTTGCGTCTGCCGCATCAGCCGCCCTAGTGGCTGGTAATGCGTTTTGGGACCTTCAGCGCACTTCGGGTGGTGTTGTTTCTACTATTGTTGCTGGTAAGTGTACCGTGTTGGCGGATGTGACCCGATAATGTCTACTACGGAAATTTATGTTAAACTAGGGAACATACTGTCGGGTGTTGTAACCAGTCAGGGTATAAGCCTTGTGGCTTCAGGAAGCATGGGTCCCAAGGGGGAAACTGGCGCGACTGGTGCAACGGGCGCAACGGGTTCCACGGGTCCTCAGGGTCCCGTGGGACCCGTTGGTCCCCAAGGGGTTACTGGTCCGCAAGGACCGCAGGGTCCCATCGGTTTGACGGGGCTTCAGGGTCCTATTGGTTTGACGGGTCCTACTGGACCTACTGGTCCTACGGGTGCTACTGGACCTATTGGTTTGACTGGTCCTCAAGGACCTCAGGGACCGATTGGTTTGACTGGAGCAACTGGGGCAACTGGTCCTACTGGTCCTCAGGGGGTTCAGGGTGATGCTGGTCCGATTGGACCTACAGGACCGCAGGGACCGCAAGGTGTTCAGGGTCCCCAAGGTCCACAGGGTCTGGCTGGAGACAAATACGAAACTACTTCAACTAGCACAATTACGATTCCCGCTGTGGGGGCTACTGTTTCTTTGATGGTTGGTGTTGGGTTGTCTTATTCTGTCAACCAAACTATTTTGATTTCACATAGTGTGCCTAACCATATTCACGCGGAAATTGATTCCTATAATGCTGGTACTGGTGCCATGGTTGCAACTGTTACGGATACCGAAGGTTCGGGTACTTATTCTTCTTGGATTGTGAATCTTTCTGGTGCGGTCGGTTCTCAGGGTCCGCAGGGCATACAGGGAATTCAGGGTCCTGCTGGTCCTCAAGGTATTCAGGGTGATGTTGGTCCTGTTGGTCCTCAGGGTCCGACTGGTGCTACTGGACCGATTGGTCCGCAGGGACCTCAGGGTGATACGGGTCCACAGGGACCCACTGGTCCTACTGGGGCTACGGGGGCTACAGGTGCTACTGGTGCCACTGGGGCTACTGGTGCTACAGGTCCGCAAGGTCCTGCTGGTGACTGGACGACTGTTCAAACTGTTTTGAGTGTCGGGGGAAGCCTTTCGTTGTCTCCCACTGCGGTCGGGGTTTTTCACAATGTGACGGCTGCTGCAACGATAACACTTAATACGGGAACGGCATTTAATATTGGTCAGTCTTGTGATTTTTTGCGTACTGGGGCTGGTGCTGTCTCGTTTTCTGCTGGTGCTGGGATTACGCTGTATTCAACGCCCGCAACATCCCTTAGGGCGGTTGGTTCGGCGGCAACGCTGATGTGTATTGCCCCTAATGCGTATGCCCTGATGGGGGACCTTGGTTAATGCCGACTCACAGAGGGCTTTATGCTGGCGGTGTAGCACTCCCTCCTACCGTTGTGCCGCAAGCAGCAACTAACTTTAATCAGGACCGCTGCACCTTTTCCGCGTTTGTCTCCGCCAATTTGCATGACACCACGGTTTATTTTGACTACTCCACCAGTGCCTCGTTTGCTTCTTTTTCAACCGTGACACATTGGGTCACGGTTACTGGAAGCAACTATTACGCATACTATAATGCCAGTGGGTTGCTGAATAACACCACCTACTATTACAGGTGCAGGGCTGTTAATGCAGCGGGGACAACCATTGGGGCAACAAACTCTTTTACTACTTGGTCTTTGAAAACCTACACAAATACAACTTCTGGTTCTTGGTCTTTGAGTTTGCCGTCCATTACACCGTATCTTGATAACGCGATTGCTCCTGTTGTTTATGAAATGTTGCTGTACGGCGGCGGCGGGGGAGCCAACTATGGCGGCGGCGGTGGTGGTGGTTACCGACTGTTTTCCTCCCATCAATCTTCTGTTGGGGGAACACAAACCATTAGCGGCTCTGTCGGTGGTGGTGGTGCCGCAGGCAACGGTGGTGTTGGTGTTGGTACTGCCACCTCTGGTGGAAGTACGACACTGACTATTGGGTCTACTAGTTGGACTGGCGGAGGTGGCACCGCTGGCGAACATCCTGGCTCCTGTGGTGCGCCGAATGGTCGTGGTGGTACTGCTGGTTCTGGTTCAAACCCATCCAACCTTGGCGGTACAAATGCATATGGTTGGTATAAGGTTTGTTCGCAAAGTTTTGTTTGTACCAGCGTTGACAAGAACGGAGCCTGCAACGGTGGGTATTATCAAGATAACTATTGTTGGGATTGTGGATATTATGCTTGCGGCGGTGGCGGCGGCACCGATGGTGGTGGCGGCAACGCAACGGGACACAACTCTCCTTCTCAGGTAGGCGGAAACGGTGGTGCTGGTGGCGGCGCATACGGTTTGCGTGGCGGCAACGGCGGCGGAGGCTATGGAACGCAGGGGAATGGTTCTGCTGGCGGTTTTACTGTTGGCTCTGGAACAATTGTCGGTAGTGGTGGTTCCCATTTTGGTGCTGGTCTTGCTGGTGGCATCACCTTCAAGTATTATGGTCCGTGAGGTACTATGAAAACAAATAATTTTTCTTTGGATGTTTTGGAAACCCATCGCGCATTTTATCTTTTGGATAAACTGCCCAAGTTTTCAGACAATGTTGTCGCCTATGTGTCAACTGGCAATGGCAATGAGGAAGTTGACTTTGTTGACTTTTTCAAAATGGCTGATGGTTCAATTCTTGCCGCTTGGAAGCATCCTACTGAAAAACTTGGTTTGCAGAATTTGGTTGTTGAAGCGGATGGACAGTCACAGATTTTGAATTTGTATCCCGTGGAACGGGTTTTGAACATTCTGAACAAAAAATTGTCGTCAACTAATGGTGTTTTCTATTTTTCTCCCTCTAGGGAAATTGCCAATGGAGATTGGCGATGCGATAGGGGTTCTTTTGGTGTGCGACCGTTTGAACAGGATTTTCCTCTTCCCGTTCTTTCCAATGTTTCTCAAGTTGTTGTTTATGAGTCTTTCTTTTCTGTTGCTGGAGTGGGACACATTTTCTATATAGAGTTTACGCACGAAGAGTTTGTCCTTAAGGAAAAGTTTGAGAATCTTATTGTTCCAGTTGCTGGAAAAACGCTTCAGGAAGTTTTGAGGCTTGTTTGGGAATGGAAATTGTTTTACGGAAAACCTTTTTATGCGGATGATGAGGCTGCTGTGCTGGCTGATTCTTTTTGGCGTTTTATGCAGTTGACCGAAATGGAGATTCAGGTTTTGGATTCTTTGCCGCCTATGCATATACACAATTTTTTGCATGGTTCCACAAATGCCCGCACCCAGCCAAATAATCTTGAGGAAACTAGGGCGGAAACAATTGAAATTGTTGCCAGTAGACTTGCCGCAAGTTCTTTGAGTTGGATTGTTTCCCGCAATCCCGAGTTGTGGACTTTGGATGAAATTCTTGTCAAGGAAAACATAGAACTGGAAAATGGTGTTGTGCGTTTCAGGGATTACTACGAGATTCCCGACAGCGTCGCATTGTCTGATGAAAAACGGATTCAGAAATATGCTGCAATTTTCCATCCGAACGAGGGTCCGTATGTGCATAATCAGTTGAATGGTTTCAGGAACAAAAGGTTTGTTCTTGATGCTGTTGCTAATGGAAGAAATGTGTTTGGTGTTTAACAATGGACCTGCAAGCACTGGTTAATGAGCGGGAGTGGCGTAAATGCCGTGGACCCGAAAACCCGACAATGGAAGAACAACTGGAAGCGTTCGCATACTTCTGTGAAGCCTACTGGTACATTAAGCACCCCGAGCAGGGGCGTATCAGGTTTGAGTTGCGTGAAGCCCAGATGGAAACTATGGAAGTTTGGATGTCGGAACGCTATAGTGTTGTTCTCAAAGCGCGTCAGGTGGGGTTCTCTACGCTGGCTGCGGCGTATGCGTTTTGGCTGGTGTTTTTCCGTCCCGACCGTTTTGTTGTTATGCTCTCTAGGACCGAGCGTGAGTCTGTTAAGTTGCTTGCAAAGTCCAAGTATGGTTATAAGTTTCTTCCGCAGTGGATGAAGGAACGAGGACCCAAGCAGGTTACGGACCATCAGCAGAAAATGATGTTTGACAACGAGTCGGGTTTGGAGTCGCTGCCCAGCGGCTCCGACCCCGCTCGTGGTGAGTCTGTGTATTTGGTTATTGTGGACGAATGGGCGTTCTTGCCAAACCCCGAGGAAGCGTGGGCTTCTATTGAACCTATTGCGGATGTCGGCGGACGAGTGATTGGTTTGTCCACCGCCAATGGTTCAGGAAACTTTTTTCACCAGTTGTGGGTTGGTTCACAAACTGGTTCCAACCAGTTTGTGGGTATTTTCTTTCCGTGGTCTGCAGGTGACCGTGACGATGACTGGTACACCGCAAAGTCCCGCAATATGCAGTCATGGCAGTTGCATCAGGAATATCCTCGCTTCCCCGAGGAAGCGTTTGTGAAGTCAGGTAACCCTGTTTTCAATATTGACCTGTTGGATGCTATGCCCACAGCAGAACCTGATATCGGGTATCTTCATGTGTATTCTGACCGCAACTACGAGTTTCGCCATTCGGAAGAGGGTGAGTTGCGAGTGTGGGATTATCCGCGCCCTGATGGTGTGTATGTGATTGGGGCGGATGTGGCGGAAGGATTGTCGTATGGCGACTATTCTTCCGCCCATATTATCAACGCAGCCACAGGTGAGGTGGTTGCTCATTGGCATGGACATATTGAGCCAGACATATTTGGTGAGTTGATGGCTGATTTGGGGTGGTGGTATAATCAGGCGTTGGTCGGCATTGAGTCCAACAACCACGGTTTGACTTCCCTCAAGGCTGCCCAGCGTGTGGGTTACAAGAACCTTTATAGGCAGCGGCGGCTTAATCAGCGTGTGGCTCAGGCTACGGAAACGATGGGTTGGCGAACCACGGTAACCTCCAAGCCGTTGGCTATTGACGAACTTGTCGCCGCCCTCAGGGATGAGGGGGTTGTTTTGTATTGTGACAGGACGATTGCGGAGTTGCGAACCTTTGTTCGCAAGTCCAACGGCAAGATGGGGGGTTCCCCGCATGACGACAGGACTATTTCTTTGGCTATTGCTACGCAAATGTTGAAGTATGTGTGGCTTCCCGAGTATCGGGGGGATGTTTCCGTGCCTAGAAACAGTTTGCTGTGGTGGGAACAGCACCTTTATGACAATGTTGGGGAGAATAAAACGCCGATTGGGGCGCATAATATCCGAAATTCAACCAAAGTTCCGCTTTAATAGAACAATTGTGACACTAGTATGGAAATTTTGCGAATCTCATGCCAGAATTGTGGTACTATGTTCCCAACCGAGGACGGAAAAATGCCTCGGCGGGGTGCAATCTGCTTTAAATGCCATCTTCGTACCGTAAATCTGGGTTTTACCCACGGTAAAGACAATTTTCATGGTCCCACTATCAAGGAGCGTCAGGATAAGATTCTTTCTGATGCTCGTGGGGCGGGTATTAATGCGGTTCCTGCTTCGGAGTATGGGTTCTGATGGATTGGCTGGTGCCTATTGCCGTGGCTGTGATTGGTGGACCCGTTGTGGTCCTGTTGCAGCAGTTGCGTAGGGAAAACACTAGCCAACACGCAGAGTCCCGAGGGATTTTGACGCATATTTTGGATAAGGTTGAAAAGGTTGACGATAAATTGGATA